ATCCTGACTTCAGACGAAGAAGCTCCAATTGAATATTGCAATCTTGACGAAAAACTTAATCGTAGGCAAAGAAATTTCATTTGGATCGCAGTCAACAATCCTAGACTATCATTAGTAGAGTGTGCCCATAAGGCTGGGTATACATCTCCACGCCAGATGGCTAATAAATTAATGAACAAACCTATTATTCGTAAAGAATATAATTATCTTATGAATCAAGCTAAGAAAAAATATGAATTAAATTATGATCGGGCAGTGCAGGATCTATATGATATTCGAGATAAGGCGATTGAGGCTGGGTCGTTTAACGCGGCAATTTCTGCTCAGAATAGTTTGTTAAAAGTCGGGGGTCTTATTGTAGATCGTAAAGAAGTTATGTTTGGTAAAATAGATCAAATGAGTCGGGAAGAAGTAGAAAATAGACTTAAGCAGCTGATGGGTAATGAAATAGTGCATAGTGCGTTGGAAAAAGATACCAGGCAGGATCTAGGACAAGCTGCAATAGATGAAATGACAGACAAAGAAGAAGAAAGTATTTATGATTCAGAGATTTTAGAAGAAACTAAAGAAAAAGGCACAAATGAGGGGGAGGAGTAAATATATGAAAATCGAAATTTTTATACAATATCAAATGTGCCTATTTGCGATTATAGGTTATTGATCTAAATTATTCAAGAAGTCACTCAAACTCTTAAAAAGGTCTTTTTTATTAGTAAACCAAGCTGTTTTAATAATTTTGTTGTCGTGGTTGACAATATAACCCGTTGTGAAGCCCGATAAGTGTAATGGATATTGGAGGTCGAACTTCACTGGGTCAAAAGGAACTATCTTAACATAGTATTTTTTTTTCATGGAGAACTGGCAAAATACCAAATTATCATGATAGTTAGAACGCTATAGAACATAATATCAACTGTCACTTCCACATATCCTTATAGTGTTGTTTGGCTATTTCAATTTCTCCAACACTAAAAGCATAGATACTATCAATCATTTCTTCAATTTTAATTTTATTGTTAGCAATAGCAGTTAGTAAAATTTTTGAATCATTTCCGTCAAAAGTATCAAGCCAGTCAGATACTTCGTTATCTTTAAGTGTTGTCATCTGACACCTCTACTTCCTGGAGTATCAGCACAGGTTTTGTAGTTTTTGTTTTTAATTCTTCTGCTAATAATTTTGCTGTTTCAATATCTCTACAAATACCATATTCAATAGTTTTCTTTTTTTGTCCATAAGCTACGCCTACTATATAATAATCATTCATCAGACACCTCCTTTTTCGACAAGATCTTTAATACTTATTTCAACTACTGGCGTGTCAGGGTGGCAGTAATCATCATATTCTTCTTCATATTCAGAAACAAAGTCTACTTCAAATTCTTGATTCAATGGATCTAATACATGATCTGCTTTGTTTCCACCATAGCGATATAAATCGATAACATTGTTTTCTTTATCAAGTGAAAAATGTATATAAGAGCCACAGTAAAAATACTGTTTGTCTTTTGTTTTAACAACTTCAAAGCCTAAGTCTTGTAAAAACTCACTTTCTTCGATTGCTTGTAATGGTATTGGTTTTGTCGGTCTATAATATGTTGACATGGTTTATTACTCCTTATAGTTTTGGCTCATAGCCATTTGTTGATTTTATAAAATTTAAAACAGAATCTATGTCTTTAATATCTCTATCATTAAGTTCGTTGCCTTGTTCAATTTTGGCAAAGTTCTTTTTAAGAAATAATAAAGCGTATTGAACTACATCTGTTTCATCGCTAGTTAATGGTAAATCCATAATTAAATCCTCCCTCTAAATAAATAAAATAAATTTCTTAACACCTTGTCTGATAAATGGCGTAAGTGTTTTGGTATTCTTCTACGGTCAATTTTGGTCATACTTCCCACCTCGTTGGCTTATCGAATTGTTTTTTATATGTGTATACAATATAACAACTACATTCTTTACAAAAATATTCATCTTGTCCTGTGTTATCGCCATTATCAACATTGGTTATAAACTCCAATTCTGATTCACATTTATTACATTGTTCGATATTCATGCCATACAACTAATTGATGTCGGTGTAAGAGTTATATCAACATTTCCACCTTTTGCAATTCTTTCTAACATATCATCGGTTAAATAAATATTCTCAGCAAAGTCATCACGACTAACTTGATATGAATCTTCCCAAACATTGTCGTTATACTTTGGGTTGTAGCCACTAGCATAAATAATTGTGTTTGGTTTATCTCTTCCTAAGGCTTGATTAGGTTTTGTTGAGTAGCAATTTATCAAATAAATACCATGATCTTTAACAAGAAAAAAACATTTTTCTGATGTGTATTTATCACGATAAGCAATTTTAAATTTATTTGCGTTGAGTGTATCCCTTGCCAGTTTGACAAGGGACTTATTTGATCTGAACTTTAGTTTATGTGTATCGTTCATGCTGACTCCTCTTGAAGTCTTAATTGAGTCAATGTATCAACTAAAGGTGTAAAGTCATTTTCTATAAAATCTTTATCAAGTATTTTATAGTCTTCGCCAACTTCCATGCCTTCTGCTACATACCATTGATTATTTTTGAATAAATAGATCCATTCTATATCCCATTGTATATCCTTCATATATGAATGAAGTGAGTGATATATCATAGGTGGTTCTTGGTTTGCTCTACCTTCTAAAGATTCTTTTAAGGTAGGTTTAAGAGAAGAAAAATAACCTTGATTGGCTAATTCTTCTGCTTGTTTTGGTGTGTCGTAATTCTCATTGAGTATTACTCCGTTATAACTTGGGTATCCATCCCAATGACAGTATGCCACTACGACTTGCCCATTAGATCGCTGATATGCGATATTACTTCTCGTTCCCATATTTTCTCCTTTTGTTTTATGGTTAATAAAATGTGAGATTATTAAAGCGTGTATCATCATCGAAGCCTTGGCGTGATACATTCCAAGGTATCCCTAACCAATAATCTCACTATTTAATTTTACTAAATGTAGACAAATTAAGCAACTATTTTTGTTTATATTTGTATCTAATTAATATTATAGTTTTTATTTATATGTGCCTATTTCGATTGATAATCGCATATGTCTTCTCACTTGATCCGTTGCAAATAAAAAATCATAGGCAAATTTGCCATATAGTCGGGCATAAATGTCGGGGAGTCGGGGTGTCGGGGTTGATGAATAAACAGGTATTACAGACACATTAATATACTAACACAATATATATGCTGCAACCTTCCAGGTGCTGCCGTCTGGCATTGAAAGAGAGGTCTTATATTAATACACAAAGAGTTTGTATTTGTATCCTTTTTATTATAAAATTAAATAGTATTTAAATAATTTGGAGAAAAATATGATACGAAAATTTGAACAAGAAGCCATAGTCAATCAGATTATGGTTGGGGTTGAGGAAAGACTCGACAAAGAAATAGAAAAAGCGAAGAAGAAGAAAGGCTATAAGAATCTCGCAAAGCAAAAAGATAACCTTTACAAAATGGATAGGGTTATTGAGCGTATGCAAGAAGAAAGAAGCCAAATGTGTAGTCAATTAAACGACACGATTAGAGAGTTTAATGACTCACTTGATGTTGAGCATATTTCTATATCTTCTGTTATTTATAATAACCATGCTCACAATGAGCCGTCTTGGTGTAAAAGCACACACCAAATGAAATGGCAAATTGCTGACAAGCTGTCTGTGGCTTTACTTGATAGTAGAGATAAGCGACTTATTAAAGATGTGATTGCACAAATTATAAATGAGGTTTCACTATGAGTCTGCAAGTATGTCCAAAGTGCAACGAAGCTGAGTTGGAATATCTTGGAGATAATTGCACTGGCGAGATAGAAGATTGGCATTGTCCAAATTGCGAAACTGGTTATGAAGTTGATGTGGTAATCCATAGACACTTTGAAACTATGCGTGAGGTTATTTATTAAATAAAAAAATCTCCATGATTTTTAGCCCGTTCAGTCGGGCTTTTTTATGTCGGGAGTTTGGCTATCGGTAGAGTCAGACAACACATATAAAGACACAATATTACTACAACACAAAGCATCTAGCCCTTCACCGCCAGATCCACACAGGTCATCGATTAAATACCTTTAAACCAAAAGGTAGAGGCATGTCGGGAGTCGGGAAAGAGCAAAGAACAAATTTATATCTTGAAGCCAAACCCTAGTAATACACAGTAGATGAGGCTGCCAGATCCTTCCTGGGCTGTGTTGCAAGCAAAACTTTACATTTTGTATCTAATCGGATACCATATTGTTAATGGATATGTTCACAATAGTCATCCTCTCTTTTATCGTTTTTTACCTCTGTACCAAGCCTTAACCTGCTTGTCGGGTCGGGTTTTTTTCAAGAACATCGGGTCGGGTTCTTTGTTGTTTCAGAAGCATAGACACATAATAAGATCTAGATCGTACCTGGGTGAAGCAGCAATTTTGTTGCAGCAGAAGTTTTTTGGCCGTTGAGAGTCTAATGAAAAAAAGGATACAAAAACGAACAAATTTTAATTAGTTGTGGTACAATAAATGTATCTTTAATAAAAAACATGGAGAAAATTATGAAGATAGAAATAAACTTATACGATGAAACTGGCACTAGGGTTGTTGGCAAAGCCATAGAAACTGACTGCCAAAGTCTTGTAGTAAATGGTATTCATCTCATTCAAGGTGGAGGAATTCATGCTGAAATGAGAAGACTTCACGTAGAAGAAACAGAAACATATGTAGATGATTTGAGACCACCGTTGGAGTTGAACTAATGAACGACAAGATAACAACAAAAAAATCTAGTGATGAATTAAATGCAGAAGGTTTATTAGATTTAGTTTTAATATTTGCAGAAAGAAACTGTAATGAGTTTTTTGAAATGGATTTGTTAAAGCAGACAACTTATAAACATAGACATTTATCTAGATTGTTGCGAAACTATATTCACGAAAAAAAGGTTAGTATAGAAGAATAATTAATAATAATCGGAGGATTAAGGGAGTTTTATGCTCCCTTTTTTTATGTCTCGGAGTCCCAATGGATCACAAAAATGGGATAAATCGTCAGGATATTTTGGTGGGGGGACACAAACAGGGTTGCAAGTATATATAGACACACAAGTATAATAACTCACACAAACAAAAAACATATTTAACACATTTCATCTTTTTGTGTTAATATCAGATTTTAACCACGAGGTATCCTATGGAAGAAGATATGATG